TAGACCTCTAAGCCGTCTGGTGTTGCTCCGTCATCTCCGCCACTATCTCCGTTATCTCCTTTGCCAAATATTCGAGGGAACTGTTGTACAGCTCGATTTCTAAACTCGAAAAAAAAAGCAGTACGTTTAGTACATGGTCAAGCGTTAACTCCTTCACCGCATCTGCATACTTGCGCTTTGCATCCGTTTTATATGGCTCAATGTCGTAGTAGTTGCCGAACTTCGCCTTAATGGGGCGGTATAGGATGCACATCATCTTTAGCGCAGCCTCACCATTCACCTTACCATTTTGGTACAGGTTGGTGCATGCGCTATCCAAGTCAACGTATTCACCAAAGGTCATCTCTTGCAGGTTAGGTATAAAGCCTAACTCAATCGCGTTAGCACGCACCTTCCGTTCAAAGTCATTGCTGCCTAACTTAATGGCTGCTTCAAACTGCATGATGATTTCGTCAATGATGCTCGCTTGCAGCAGCCGTATGCTCTCGCTGCTCTTGCCCGTGATAATATGCACCTGCTCAACCTTATCGACTGCGTTTTGGTAGTCGATGTACTTGGCAAGTGATACACCTTTAGCATTGGCTGCTATGTTTAGCTTTAACTTCATTTTGTGTCTTATTGTAGTTTTTGATTCCTTTTTGTTACAGGTCACCGTGTACCTGAATAATTACTTTATCGCCATTTGCGCCTGTTACTTCTTGCCGTTCTACATATCCTCGCTTCTTCCCTTTGGTTTTCAATCGGAATATGATGGCGGCTATTTCCCCATCTTCTATTGCTTGCATTAGTTTGATTTCGGCACGATCGGTTGAGCGTTCGTCTTCAACTATCAAATCATCGGACAACTCAAACTCTTTAATGTACTTGTCGGCAGTATGCCAGTCGCACTTTAATCTGCGTGCTATTTCGGATATGTAACCACCCGAACCTTCGATTGCCTTTTTAATGTCGGATTTTTGGAAATTGTAAGCCATATTTATGCAATTGTTAGTTGGCGTTTTCTTTTTTCTATGTACAAGTTATTATGGAACATAGGTGAGCGATATATCTTGTTTATGAATTTTTCCGCTTCATCATGTGTTTCTTTTTGATTGTACAATTTATTCATGTATTTAAAGACATCAGGAATCAAATCGATTAGCAACTTTGCTATCATTTCATTTATATATCCACCATACACTTTGAATTCTTTATATCTTAAATTCAACTTATAGATATGCTCAGCATCATACATGGTATATCTTTTCTCTCGTTGAGTATATCGATTTTTTGCTTTGGTAACTAATGGTTCTTGCCATCCACCACCACCCGAAACAAGATTCATTACGTGTTTAAGTTTTAGAAAATCAGGATTAACGTGTTCTGCTTCTGCAGCTAAAACTTCTTTGCGTGTTTCGTAATGGCTAAGAATCTCCTTAGTAAAGTTTTCCCATCCATGCTTTTCAATCTTCTTTTTGAGCAAGGTACCTGAGCCTTTATATCCATCATTTAAGTTGTTGGTACTATGCACACCAATATAAACGCTATTGTCAATATTGCATGTAACCTTGTATAGGTAGTTGTATTTCTTTTCTTTCATGTGTTTACTTATTTTCATACTGCGCAATGCACACGGCTATGCGCTGCTGCGAATCAGGAAACTCTTCTTGTGTTTTTGCATCGCTCATGCAGCGTGCGATAAATGCGCTAACTGATTCGTCTGATGTTGGTGTTGGCAGGGGCATGGTATTCTTTATTTGTTATCTATTTTGTTTAGTTGTCTTCTGAACTCATTTATAAGGTCGCGTATGCACGATGCACACCCTGATGCTTGCTCATGCTTACCTGTCATTTTGCTCGCCCACTTGTACAACTGCTGCAAATCTTGCGCTTCAATCTTATTCGCCTTATGGATGCGGTGAATAAACTCGTTTAACTCCGCAATCTCTTCCTGCTTCCAGTCAAGTGCGAACCATTTATGTGCCGGGCATGATGCAAACCTGAACATTGTCTTAATGGGCATGATGCAACCGCACAACTTTATCTTCTCCTTGTAGTGCGTAACGCTGTTCTCTTCAGGATCTACAGTGTTGCCTACGATAAGTGTGCCGCATGACTGCGTAACTGACTTAAAGAACTTGCATTTTTTACAAATCGCCAGCCTCTCTCTTTGAATGTGCAGCGGCACGTTGAAGTTCAACATAGGTTCTAATCTTTTTTAATGCTCGGTGTATGGCTGTGCGCAGGTATGGGTATGGTATACCGGTTGTCGCGCTCAGTTCTTTGTAGTTAAAGTCGGGTTTTGAGTATAGACGCAGCAGGATTGCATCGAACTCATGCATGCGTCCTATTGCGCTGTACAAATACTCACCATCGATAAACGCACCTATCCATGTTTCATCCTGCTTGGTATCTTCTGCGCCCTTCTCCGTGTGCAGCTCGTAATACTTGCGGTACTTTATCGCGTAATCGCTGCGGTTGCTATGCCAACTTAACCACAATGCACGGTTGACATATTGCTCTACCTTACCTCTGCACACGATGTCTTGCAGATCCTGCTCTGGTCTATCCATCAAACGTGCTAATACCTCATGCAGTAGATCACTTCCTTTACATTTATCGTGAGCGAGCCTTGTAGCCTTGTCAAGCCATGCGTTGTAATGCTTTTTTATGTTATAGCTTACGCAGTCGATTTGTTAAAGGTTGTTAAATTTTACGGGTAAGTAGTTGCACCATTGAAACTTTAGTGTAGATTTGTACCCAACAAAGGTAATCAATAACCATTTAAATCAATAGCACATGTATTTCACTTTTGAACACGACTGCGATAACGCCCCAATGCTTTTGACAATCTATGTTGAGTATAGCATGTGGACATGGCAAGGTAATCACGATGAGCAAGACGAACTTGAGATTAACGATAGCAAGTACACAGTAATGTGTGGTCGCTTAGATTTGACCGAATACATCAAGTCATGCACGGATGAAAAGCTAATCACCGAAATTGAAGACGCTGTGAACACAGCTATTTGGAATGACTACAACAACAAGTAACCAATTTAAAAATCAATACAATGACAATCGAAGTAAACAACTACCACCCAGTGGTAAACGAAACAACCCAAATCACATTGCCTTTTTTCTACACTTGCGGAAATTTTGGCGATATCTACTGCTGCATGTCTGCGGACATGGTATTAACTACCGTTTTAAGTTATAGCACCAACAAGCAGATTGAAACTCGTAAATACGATGATTCAATACAGGTGCAAGCACGACTTGAAATCGATATGCGCGATAAGCGTTATAGGGCTATTGATGAAGCTGTATTCATGCACATGTTTAGCGAAGCCCACCGCGAAGTGTTCTACGCTGTTAACCCTGATTTAAAACCTAAACTATGAGAAATACCAATCAATTAAACGGATTGATTGCACGCACGGTGGGGAGCAAAGCTGCTCTCCTTCGTGCTATGCAACGAAGCAACACACCCATAGTAAAAAAGACACTGCACAACTGGTGTGTTGACCCGGGCAGCATCAAGCTACGACAACTGATGAATCTCAGCCAAGTGCTTGAGTTACCCCTGTGCGAAGTCATTAATTCAATAACAATTAAAAACGAAGGCGATGAATGATATAATACACCCCACAGCAAAGCAGGTTGCCTACATCAGACGCAACATCAACAAGCTTCCCTTTCACGTTATGCGCAATCAATTACGAGTAAGTGTAGGCGTCATGTACGAATGGGTAAAGAATGTTTATCAGCCCGATAGGCAGGTCATCGTGGACGAGGATGGGCAAGAGTTGCACAATGCCTATTTGGTTACGCTAAACGGCTTTAACTACATTGTGAACTTTAGCGTTGCGGTTGAATACCCCACCATCCAGTATTGCGCTCATCGCATTGGTTTCGATTATGAGGTAAGCAAGTTAGGCTATTGGGAATATAACCACCTGCGCAATAACATACCCACCATCAATATCAAGACCGATGCTAACTATGTGGCTAACTTTTGGGCAACCACTAAACTATGGAGCGAATGAAGCATGACGAAAGCAAAATGCAGCAGCGATGTGTTGAGTGGTTCAGGTATTCCTTCCCTCGCACATTGATCGCTTCCTTTCCTAACGGAGTATTCATTGGTGGCACAACAGTGCAACGTGCCAAACGCTGGAACATACTGAAGGCAGAAGGTGCAATGCCCGGCATGCCCGACTTAATGATATGCATGGCATCGGCAGGATATCACGCACTGTTTATCGAAATGAAAACCGAAAAGGGAAAGCTTTCGGACACGCAGAAAATCGTTCACGCACAACTGATAAACGCAGGATATGCAGTTAAGGTGTGCAGGTCATTTGAAGAATTCACAATAACAATTAAAAAATACTTAGAGCAATGAATCAAAGAACTAAAGAAAAGTATATGAAGCTATTGAATGAAATAGCCAACCAATCGGAATTTAAAGGCTCGCATGTAGTGCGTAAGCATAACGTAGCAAGTAACATTATTACAGCCATGATGGATACAGGGCTAATCACTAAAATCGAATTGGGTAAGTATACTTGGATAATGAAAAGACAACCGACAATTGCAGATGCAAAAATGATTAGTCATGCATTGCGAGTGCGCAGGTTGAACACTGATTCAATGAAGGTCGGGCAATTGACAATGCAACCCATTCGCAAAGCACCAGTACCTGCGCCCATGAGCGTAAACGCAGAGCCTGAATGCGACACAACCAATAGCAAGATGCTGTTGATACTTGGCGCAGGATTGCTAATCGGGTTTATGATAGCAACAATTATTTGGAAGTAGAGATAGTTTGACTATCTTTGCAAAGCGTACCCTATGAAAACATTTTTAAATCCCACCATTACCGCATTGCCATAAGCTATTCAGCTGAGGGTACGCCTTTGTGTGTAGTGGTGGGTATTTAGTCTATGAAAGACCCGGCATTTCTTTTTTATTCATCCGATTTCTTGTCGGGTGTTCAGGACTTGACTATGGAAGAGCGTGGTCAATACATCACATTGCTATGTCTGCAACATCAGAAAGGTCATCTTACCGAAAAGATGATACGGCTATGCTGCGGCAATGCCACGGCAGATGTGTTGGCAAAGTTCCAGCAGGATGAGAACGGTCTTTTTTTTAATCAGCGTCTTGAGATTGAAGTTGGTAAGCGTAAGGCACATGCTGAAAAGCAACGTACTCGCGCTATTGATGGATGGAAAAAAAGAAAAAATCAAAACTCTGATACGGATGCCACGGCATCTACCACGGCATATGCCACGGCAATGCCTTTAGAAAATAGAAATGAAAATGAAAATGAAATTATAGTTGAAGATGCAAATGAAAAAAAGACTACGCGGAAAAAGTTTGTGAAGCCGCATGAGAATGATGTGTATAACCTGATGGGTGAACTCAATGCAGTTGGTCAGAACTTTATGAGCGAAGACAAGTTGGTTAATTTCGCTCGCGTGTTTATGGATCACTATGAATCGAATGGATGGGTAGTAGGTAAAACACCAATGAAGGATTGGCAAAGCACAGTGCGCAACTGGATGCGCAAGGAATGGGAGAAAATCAAAAATCAAAAATCAAATACCTATGGAAAATCAAAATTTGACAACGTTGCACACTATCAAAATGTGGCAGCCCAAGTCGCAGCTGACATTCAGAGAGAGCGTAACAAGTAAACAAATTTCATTGCTGCGTAAGATAGACCGCAATGAAACTAAATTGAAAATTGCAATGCTCATTAGCCGTTGCTGCGCGATGCTCAACATCGAAAAGAATATGAACGCAGAGCAAATCAATTTTGCAGCTGAACACATTGTACAAGAAAAATGGATTTATTCGCTTGAAGATATCCAGTTCTGTTTAGATCGTGGTGCGGCTGGCATGTATGGTACTATTTACAATCGTTTGGATTTATCTATTATCAATGAATGGATATCAAAGTATGAGCAGGAAAGACAATCACATATTACTGCTATGAAGACGGAAGAAAGGCAGAGCAACAACATCTATGAAATGTTTCAAAATCCCCAAGTGATTGAGGCTATTCAGCAAACAGCTGACAAGTTGAAGATTGAAGAAGCACCGGCACGGGAAGTGAAGCGCAGCGAGGTTAGTGCATTTGAGCAAAAGCTAATGGCTGAATACGATGGGCTGCCGCAATGGAATAACGACATGCGCTTTCGTGTTTACAAGAACACACCTTACCAGTTCAACGAGTACCGCAAAGAGCGTTACATGGAAGAGATTAACAAGCAAAATGAATACTGATGACGCATACAAGTTATCTTGATAAAAAAACTTATGCAGTAAATTTCAAATGTCCTTCATGCGGTTGCAAAGAATTTCAACGACCGATTGATGAGTTGTTACAGCTAACATTTCTTGAAGGATATTTTGAGTGCGTTAATTGCGCTGAAGAATTTAGCTACTACGCTGAAGCTTTTACGTTGCAGTCTTTAGCACCTACAAAACCACAACTAACTTTATTTTAATGAAAGCCTACGACAAGCAGCGCGAAACCGAACTACTACGCAAGTTGTTTGTGTTAACAGCTAAACGCAGCATGCGTCCTGCCATGAGTGATAATATGGCAATGCGTCTTATCTTTGAGGAGCTTTTACTACTCACTGACAAAGATGAATACAGGCTATGACAATAGGCGAATTGTTTGATAGGTTGGCTGATTATCCTGATGAGATGGAAATCTACATTGGCTTCATCGACATCCACAGCATCCACCTTGAACAGTTCGAAATAATTGAAACAACGGATTTGAACGGACATAAAACCATCGCACTCATGTCCGATGACATCGCAATAATTAATAATTAATACAATGAGTAACTATCAAATGCAAGAGGGTCAGTTCACCCTATTCAAGAACAACAACGTG